TTCGCTTGCAGGCCAGCGCAAGCCGGTCGTGTCTACGATCGACACTGGCTCCGAAGTGATCAAGCAAGAGTACGACCCGAACACGGGCCAGACGAAGATTCTCAGCCGCACGCCAAAGACGCTGACGCCCGAGCAGCAACGGCAGGCCGCGCAAGAGTCCAAGGTGGTGGCGCGGGTCATCACAGACGAGGCCGGCAACACCACGCTGCTCAACCAGTTCGGCCAGAAGATCGACCCGACTACAGCTACCGGCGGCGCGGCTATGCTCGCTGGCAAGCTCAAGCCGGTCTTCCAAAACGTCAATGTCGGCAACGAGATTGTCACGCAGATGGTCGACCCGAATACCAACAAGGTCACCGTCTTGGGCCGTCGCCCTGTCAACATGACGCCCGAGCAGCAGCGTCAAGCCGCGCAAGAGCGCTCTGTTGTCGCCACATCGTTTACCGACGAAACCGGCCGGGTCACGCACGTCAACAAGTTTGGTGAAACCATCGCCACGACCGGCGGCGGGGCTGGCGCCGGGGCTGGCGGCGGGGCTGGTCAGCCCGTCACGCTGCGCGGGCGCCCCAGCGCGACGTTTGAGCGCACGCAGGCGCAGCGCCAGCAACTGGCGCGCGATCTTGACACAGCGATCTTTGAACTCAGAGACGCCGTCAAGGAAGGCGGCCTCATCGATCAGTCTACCGGCAGCGGTGTTGGCCGCGCAGTCGACATCGGCGCTCGGTTTATCGGTCAGGCTACCAAGGGCGACATCGCCATCGGCAAACTCAAGCCGATTGCCGACATCGTCCTCAAGATGGTGCCGCGCTTTGAGGGCCCGCAGTCCGACAAAGACACGCAGTCCTACAAGGAGGCCGCCGGCCAGCTTGCCGACCCGACACTGCCGCGCGAAATCCGCAAAGCCGCCGCGCAGACCATCATTCGCTTGATGGAAAACCGCAAGGGTCAGTTTGTCTCGCAAGGCATGGCGGCCGAGGGCACCAGTGCGGGCGGCGGCGTAGACACCAGCAACCCACTGCTGGCCCCGCCAGCAGGCCGATAAGGAGCGCACGATGGCATCGCTCGCCGACATCATCAACGATCCGAACTACGTCAACGCCAACCCGGCGACGAAGAAGGCCATCTTCGACAAGTACGCGCCGCTTGACCCGAACTACAACAAGGCCAACGCGGCCACGCAGGAAGCCATCCGCATCAAGTTCGGCGTCGCGCAATCTCGCGCTGCCGAGCCCGAAGGTATGCCCGGCCCCCGGGTCGAGCCGCCGGCATGGGCTAAGGACTACCCCGGCCTATACAGGGCCGCCGTCACCACACGTCAGATGGTCGGCCCCACGGTTGAAATGCTGGGCGGCGCGCTGGGTGGTGTGAGTGGTGCTGCCGCCGGCACGTTTGGCGCCGGGCCAGTTGGCACGGCTGTGGGCGGCATCGCCGGCGCTGGGCTGGGCTACGGTACGGCCAAACAGGGTTTACGAGCCGTTGACGTGGCTTTGGGCCTAGCACCCCCTGACACGCTTGCTGGCGAGGCCCGTAGGGCCGCTGGCGGCGTCGTGGAGGGCGCCACTTACGAAACCGGCGGCCGTCTGGCCGCGCCGGCCATCAACTATCTTGTCCAGAAGGGCGTCAACGTCGCTGGCAAGGCGATGGACATCGGCCAGCTTCCGAACCAGTTGGCGGCCCGCACTGCCCGCGAATCGCTGGGCACCCCGCAGCAAGTCGCTGCCGCGCGTGCGGCCCTACAAGCCACTGAGGCGCAAGGGCTGACTGCACAGCAGGCGCTGGCGCGCGGCGGCGTCGTGTCGCCCAGCGCGCAGGCCACGATTGAGAAAACCGTCAAGAAGACCGGCGCAGTCGACACCCGGGCCGCTATTGAGGCATCACAGGAGGCGGCGCGCAAGTCCACCATTCAAAACGTCACGCCAGATTTGCAGGCCGCCGTCAACGCTCGCCGCGCGGCGTCGCAGCCGCTCTATCAAGCCGCTGACCGCGCTGTCGTGCCAATCGATAGCGAGTTGACCGAAATCATCGCTCGGATGCCGGACGGCACGCTATCGCAGGCCGCGCTAATCGCCAAGATGGAGGGCCGCCCTTTCATCATGGGCAAAACCGCGCCGGCCAAAATGGTCGAAACGGGCGTGCTGGATGCTTCGGGTAAGCCCGTCATGCGCGAGGTGCCCGGGCAGACGGCCGAGATCACCGGCGAGTCGCTGCACTACATCAAGCGCGCCTTGGGAGATATCGCCTACGGTTCTCCGGCTACCACGCAGGCGGGCCGCGACACTCAGCTTGCCGCCCGCAAGCTGCTGGACGACTACATCAAGGTGTTTGAGACAAAGGTGCCGGAGTACGGTCAGGCACGGCAAATCTTTTCAGACCTGTCCGCGCCGGTCAACCAAGCACAGGTTCTCAAAGAGATGGTGTCGGTGCTGGAGAAACCCGGCGGCGGCGAGCGCATCGGGCCGTTCTTGAACGTGCTGGGCCGTGGCGAACAGGCCATGCTCAAGCGCGCTGGCGGGCGTGGGGCGCCGCGCTACGAATCGCTCAATGAGGTGCTGACGCCAGACCAGCTTGCCAAAGTGCGTGAAGTTGCGCGTCAACTCGAAACCGAAGCCGCAGTCGGCCAACAGATCAGCGCCGGCCAACAACGCGCCACCGAGCTGCTGCGCGAAGAGCTGCCCAACTACCGGCTGCCCAACATCTTCAACGTGTTCGCCACCACGGCCAACAAGGTGCTGGATACGCTGGGCGTCAAGGTCGGCAAGAAGACGATCGAGAAGATGGCCGAGGCGTCGCTGACGGCCAAGTCGTTTGACGAGCTGCTGGCGACGCTGCCCGGTAACGAGCGGTCTGCGGTGCTGAAGGCGATCAGTGACCCCTCGACATGGGCGACGATCAAGCCGGCCACTGGCGCGGCAATCATGGGTACGGCCGGCGCCGTGGAGAACCCTCCGACGCCCGCGCCGGTGAACAATCTGGCACCGGCCGCTGCGCCGGCAAATGCTCTTGCGAGGTGACAAATGGAGTCGGCTGAAATCGATCCCGTGAAATACGGTGTCCTGTGGCAAAAGGTGCAGGACATGGACAAGAAGATGGACAAGATGGAACGCCAGATGGAGCAACTGCTCGACATGGCAAGCCGATCCAAAGGCGCCCTGTGGATCGGTATTGGGCTGTGGTCAGCCGCCACCGGCGTGGCCGGGTTCTTTCTGGGCAAGCACTGATGTACAAGCTGGGCCCGCGCTCTCTGCTGCGTTTGCGTGGCGTGCACCCTGACCTAGTCAAGGTCGTCAAGCGCGGCATCCAGATCACCACGGTAGATTTCACCGTGCTGGAGGGCCTGCGCTCGCCTGAGCGCCAACGCCAGCTCTACGAGGCCGGCGCCAGCCAAACCCTCAAAGGCCGGCACATCACCGGCCATGCCGTCGATCTAGGGGCGTGGATCGACGGCCAAGTGCGGTGGGATTGGCCGCTGTACCACAAGATCGCTGCTGCGATGAAGGCCGCCGCCAACGAGCTGAAGGTTCCCATCACTTGGGGCGGCGATTGGAAGGGCTTTCCTGACGGCCCACACTTTGAACTTCCTTGGAAGGAATACCCATGAACGCAACCATCATTCAAGCCATCGTTCGCCATCTGCTGACCACTGTCGGCGGCGGCTTCCTGATGTCGTTCGGCATCTCCGGCGGCACCTTGGAGGCCGTTGTGGGCGCCGTGTCCACGCTGGCCGGCGTCGCTTGGTCGGTGTACGACAAGCGCAAGAACGGCGGCCTGCCCTCTTAATACATCAGCACGCCTGCAACGACCAGCACGACGATCAGCGCCGCCACCACCAATAGACTTGTCGGAGGGGGCGGCGTTGGATCGTCAGCGCCGATTTCAGTAGCGGCCTCAGCCGCTTGACGGGCAGGGCAGTCTCGCCCTTGCCGGCAGTTGCCATACTCGTCACAGCAATTCACCACGGCGCGTCCTCCATGTCAGTCAGTTCCTGTTTGCGTGCTCGGGGGACGGTGTTTTGGTACATTCTGCCCCGCTCTTCGTAGAATTTGAAGGGCCAATTTTCACGACGTTTTCTTGGGTAGCAAACCTGTGCAGGTTCGCACACTCCCGACGCCGGCGCCCCTGTCGGCTGTCCAGCACTATCGTCCACGCTCCACATACTGGACATTTCATTTCACCTCCGTGGCGGTGTGTAAATACATCGTCAAACGCTTGATTTTGGATTCGTAGTACTTGCACATGGAATCCGAATATTCCCGTGCTGACTGCGCTTCCAGCAGTCTGCGTTTGGACTCTTCCAACTCGCGCAGCGCCAGCGCTTCGGCGCTGGGCGTCTTGTACAGCGACTTGGTGAAGTCGACAATTTCTTTCAGCATGGCAGTTGCTCCTTGTTGTTGAATCACAGTGCCCGCGCTTCCTTCAGAAGCTCCATGCGCTCGCGGGCCGCGCGCAGGGTCGTGTAGCGCTGGTGCAGGCGCTCCAGAATAGACAGGCGACGGCGGCCGGCGCGCTCCTCATTGAGCAGCGTCAGCACTTGCTCTTCACTGAGCAGCGCCAGCTCTTTGTTCAGCTTTCGCCAGTTCGTTTGCAATCTTCTTCTCCAGTTCGTCGATCTGCCGGCCCACGCGCAGCATGGCGCGCTCGGCGCGGTTGTACACCTTGGCCCATTGGCGCTCTTCGGCTTTTGATGCCTTGATCTTGGCCTTCCACAGCTTAATTTTTGTCGAGTCCATACCGTTCCTTGATCACGCGAGTAATGTCTTTGGGCGTCATGCCCGGGATGGCTGAGATGAGCGCGCACTCCATCGCCACTTTCTGCGCGAACTGGCGCATCTCCTTGACCGTCATCACCGCGATCGGCAGCTTCTCTGTGGCCGCGTTGCGGATCATCTCGATCAGCTCGTCATCCTTGATCATTTGAGTTCCTCCATCGCTACGTCACTGAGCGCGCGCTTGTCGTGCAGCGCCGCCCAGATGCGCTCGTCCACGGTCTTGTTGGTCATCAGGATGTAGGCCCACACATCGCGCGTTTGTCCAGACCGATGGAGCCGTCCGACTGTTTGCTCGAAAAGCTCCAGACTCCACGGCAGGGACAGAAAAACCATGTGGCATCCACCGTGTTGTAGGTTAAGCCCATGCCCTGCTGATTTTGGGTGCACGGCCAGAACTCGTACCAACCCGGCGTTCCAGCGAGCAATAGCGCCTCCATCATCCAAAGTAACGAGTCCCTTGATTCGTCGTCTAAGTTCGGCCAGTTCTTCTTGGAACTGATAAACGACAATGGTGTTTGCATGTTGGTTCTCCTGTAGTAAATCCTCAAGCGCGTCGAACTTGTGGGCGCTGAACCACTGCGCCTCGGGCGTGTACACAAACCCCGACGACATCTGTTGCAGCTTCTGCGTCACCACGGCGGCGTTCTGGGCCACGGCCTGCGCGTCGGGGAACTGCACCACGAAGTCCTTCTTCATCTTCTCGTAGGGCTCGCGGTCGTCCAGCTCGACGCGCACCTCGACCGTGTGCAGCGGCGGCAGCTTGTCCTTGTAGTCGCCCGGCTCCAGCACGAAGGTGGCCGGCTTGATACGCTCCATGACCTGCGCCAGCGCCCCCGGGCGCGGCGTCCACTCGTCGTAGCCGCCGTAGGTCGACAGCAGGAAGTACTCCTGCTGGAAGGCGCCCTTGCTGCGGCCCAGCAGCTTCTGGTCGATGATCTTGCACTGGCCGAAGACGTCCTCCAGCCCGTTGCTGGTGAACGAGCCGGTCAGGCCCCAACGAATCTTGAATGCGTTGATGACCTTGTGCAGCGCTTTGAACCGGGCGCCGCTGGGGTTCTTCAGCTTGGTCAGCTCGTCAAACACGACGCCGTCAAAGAGTTCAAGGTTTAGCTCCGACAGCCACTGAAGGTTGTCGTAATTGATGACCATCACGCTGGTGTCAGCCGCGTAGGCGACCAGACGTTCGCGGGGTGTGCCAACGCAAACGGCCACGGACAGCTCGGGCGCCCACTTTGGCGCCTCGACCGGCCAGACGTCGGTGCACACGCGCTTGGGGGCGACGACAAGCCAGCGCTTGACGATGCCGTCGCGCACCATGTCGCGCATGGCCGTGAGCGTGAGCGCGGTCTTGCCGGCCCCCACAGGCGCCAGCACCATCGCCCTATCGTGTTCGTACAGAAAGTCGGCGCCCTGCTCTTGGTAGTCACGCAGCTTCACAGCATGTCCTCGATCAGTTTGGCGAGCGCCCACAAATCGGGCTTGCTGACGCCGGCGTCGACACCCTTGGCGCTGCGCTGAATCTCACGGATGATGCGGGCGCGCTCTTCTTTGCAGGCCGCCAGCGCCAGCTCGACCTCAACAATGTCTGGATGCCGCTGAAACTTGTCCCACGACAGTTTGTCAATCTCATTTTCGGTCATGCTGCTGCCTCTTTATTGTTTGCAACAGCCGGCGTTGTGGTGGGGTACGGCGCGGCGTAGTCAGGGCATTCGCCGTGGCCGACCCACGGGTGCATCCAGACTTGCCAGACGCTGTCAGAAGAAAGGGGGTAGACGTTGACGTTGCGGCGGCAGTCTTTGCACTGCTCGCGCCGGGGGTGGCCTTCGCAACGCGGAAAAGGTCTAGGCAGATACGATCTCACGCTGGCGCTCCTTGATCCATTCGTTGACTTGCTCTTTCGACCACAGACAGACGTAGTTCTGGCGCAGCCGCGCCATGTCTGACTGAAACACCTGTTGCAAAGGTGACAGCCGGCCGTTGGGGGCTTTCAGCTCGACGAACCATGTGCTGCCGTCGGGCAGACACACGACCCGGTCGGCCACGCCTCGATTGGCCGGGCTGACGAACTTATAGGCCGCGCCGCCAAGATGGCGCACGCTCCTGACGAAGTGGGCTTCAATGTCTTTTTCAAGCATGGCGGCGATTATGCACTGTCAAAAAGTTCTTGACAACCCCTTTCTGTGTGCTAGGATCGAGTCCTCATCAGTCAACTGGAGTACAGGATGCAACACAGCAAGATCGTCGGCGGCAGTACCGCCAAGCGCGTCATCAACTGCCCCGGCAGTGTGGCGCTGGTTCAGAAGATGCCTCCACAAGTGGAGAGTAAGTACGCGGCCGAGGGCACGCTGTTGCACGAGTGCATGGAAGTCGTGTTGGCCGACAACGACGACGCTGATGCGCTGGCGCGCTACAACCTCACCGATGAGCAGCTCGCCAAGGTGGAGTTCTGCGTCGACGCGCTCGACCAGATTGACCCCGACATGAAGATGATCTTCAACCAAGAAGTCGAGGTCGAGTTCAAAGGTGTCAAGGGCCTTGAGGGCGTCTTCGGCAACGTCGACCTGATCGGCCGCCTCGGCGACCGCGCCATCATCCTCGATTGGAAGTTCGGCGACGGCGTCATGGTCGAGGCCGAAGAGAACCCGCAGGGCCTGTTCTACGCCGCTGCTGCGCTCCAGACCGACGCCACCAAGTGGGCGTTCCAAGGCGCCAAGGAAATCGAGATCGTCATCGTGCAGCCGTTCAATGTGCGCCGCTGGGTGACGACCTTCCAGCGTCTGAACGAGTTCATCGCCGAGTTGCAACAGGCCGTCAAGCTGTCCAAGAAGGCCGACGCGCCGCTCGCCATTGGCGATTGGTGCCGCTGGTGCACCGGCAAACCCATCTGCCCCCAGATGACCGGCGCCATCGACCGCACCGTGCACATGAAGCTGGAGGCGCTGCCGCCCGAACAACTGGCTGCCGCGCTGGAGCTGGCCGACAAGCTGGAGTCGTTCATAGCCGACGCACGCAAGCTGGCGCAGGAGCGGCTTGAGAAAAACATGCCCGTGCCCGGGTACAAACTTGTAGCGAAGCGCGCCACGCGCCAGTGGGTCAACGAGGACAAGGCGGCCAAGGCGCTGATCGTGCTGGACGTTGATCCGTTCAAGCAGGAAATCATTTCACCAGCGGCTGCGGAAAAGCTGCTGAAAAAGAGCAAGCTGGCGCTGCCCGACGACCTTGTCGTGGCAGTGTCGAGCGGCAGCACGTTGGCGCCGGAGAGCGATCCCCGGCCCGCCGTGCTTAACGTCGGGACGCAACTTGTTGCGGCCCTTTCTAAACTCCAGTAAGGAAGACAGTCATGTCAAATCTCGTTACGTTCAGTCAAGCAAACCTCCCCGCAGTTGCAAGCCTCTCCACGGCGCTGCGTTCACTTGAAAAGGAAGTCGGCCCCTCCGGCGTCGTCCTTCTCAAGATGGACAAGACCGGCCACTGGGTCTTTGGCGCCGATCAGACCGAAGTCGAAGACAACGCGACTTGGGCCGTCAATCCCTTCTCTTTCGTCCACGGCTTCATTGCTTGGGGCGACGGTGAAGTGCTTGGCGAGAAGATGGTTTCTGTGTCGCAACCGCTGCCCGAACTTGATGCCGCCCCGCCCAACGCCAAGCGCGGGTGGGAGACGCAAGTGGGCATGTCGCTGAAGTGCCTCAGCGGCGAAGACGAAGGCATGGAAGCGCGCTATACGACCACCTCGGTGGGCGGCAAGCGCAGCGTCCAGACCCTCGCGCTGGCGATCGCAGCACAGGTTGAGAAGGATCAGTCCAAACCCGTCCCCGTGGTGCGCCTCAAGAAGGATCACTACACGCACAAGAGCTACGGCAAGATTTTCACGCCGGTGTTTGAAGTCGTGGAGTGGGTCGGCATGGATGGCAAGGTCGAAGAAGAGAAGGCAGCCGAGGCCCCTGCGGCCGAGGAAGCCCCTCGCCGTCGTCGTCGCGCTGCGTGAGGTGGGTCATGTTGATCAACCTACACGTCAGTGAAATCAACGCGGCCATCGCCCTGTTCTCAGGTGTGGCCGAGAAGATTCGCGAGCAAGCAATTGCTCAGTCGATGCCGCCGCAGCCGGCGCCCGAGCCCAGCATTCCAACTGCTGAGATCGTGCCGGCCAACGAGGCCAAGTGAGTCGAGGGCCACGGTCGAAAGGCCGTGGCCTTTTTCTTTCTGGAGAAAGCCATGTCCCATCCCTACCAAGACCTTTGCCATCTGCTGCGCGAGTACAGCATGGCCTGCGACGCCTGTGACGACGACGGCGCGCTGAAGACTGCCATGCAGATTCGTCAGGCCGCGCACCAGCTCGTTGTGCAGGCCGCCAAGAACACCCAGCCCCCTACCGACCCGCGCCAACTGGAGCTGCCCCTGTGAGCATCCTGTGGGTCGACTTTGAGACGCGCAGCCGGTGCGACCTGCCGGCTCGCGGCGTCTACAACTACGCGCAGGACGGCAGCACTGAGGTGCTGTGCATGTCCTACGCCTTCGACGACGATGAGGTCGTGACGTGGCAGCCGGGCCAGCCTTTCCCCGAGTCTGTGCGCCAGCACACGGGCCAGATCAGGGCCCACAACGCTGCCTTTGAGCGCCTCATTTTCTGGTACGTCCTTCAGATCGACTTCGATCTGGAGCAGTTCTACTGCACCGCCGCGCAGGCGCGCGCCAACTGCGCGCCGGGCAGCCTTGAGGATGTGGGTCGCTTCGCCTCGGCCGACATGAAGAAGGACTACCGTGGCGCGCAGCTCATCCGTCTGTTGTCGCTGCCGCAGGCCGACGGCAGCTTCCGCGAGGACGCCGCGCTGCTGGCCGAGATGATCGCCTACTGCGAGCAGGACGTGCGCGCCATGCGTGCTGTCTCCAAGGCCATGCGCGACTTGAGCGCCGAGGAGCTGTTCGACTATCACGTCAACGAGCGCATCAACGACCGTGGCGTGCTGGTGGACGTCGACCTGTGCAAGGCCGCCGTCAAGTACGCCAGCGAGGAGCTGGTCGAGATCGAAGAGATCGTGGCCGACGTCACCCAAGGCGAGGTCGCCAGCGTGCGCTCGCCCAAGATGCGCGAGTGGGTGCTGGAGCGCGTCGGCGACGAGGCCAAGAAGATGATGACCGTCTACAAGGACGGCGAGAAGAAGTTCAGTATCGACAAGACAGTCCGCGCCAACCTGCTGGTGCTGGCCGAGGAGAACCCCGATGAAATCCCGCCGGATGTTGCTGAAGTCATCCAGTGCGCCGACGACCTCTGGGCGTCGTCGGTTGCGAAGTTCAGCCGCCTTGCTGCTCTCGCAGACGAAGAAGATCACCGCGTCCGGGGAGCCTTTGTTTTTGCGGGTGGATCAGCTACGGGACGGGCCTCGTCCTACGGCGCTCAGGTTCACAACTTTACCCGGAAGGTCGCGGCAGCCCCCGAGGACGTACGTCATGCAATGGTCAGAGGTCATGGCATTGTCCCGAAGTTCGGAAAGCGAGTGACCGACGTTCTGAAGGGAATGCTTCGTCCTGCGCTTGTGCCGGCGCCGGGGCATGTGCTGATCGTAGCCGATTGGTCTGCCATCGAGGCCCGGATGAACCCGTGGCTGTCGGCCGACCCGACGTCCGAGGCCAAGCTCGACCTGTTCCGCAAGAACGAGGACGTCTACAAGCACAACGCCAGCCGCACATTCCACGTCCCGGTCGAGGAGATCGACAAGGATCAGCGCCAGATCGGCAAGGTGCAGGAGCTGGCCTGCGGCTACGGCGGCGGCGTGGGCGCCTTCGCTGCGATGGGCCGCATCTACGGCGTTCACTTACCCGAGTCTGACGCCCGCCGGATGGTCGACGCATGGCGCCGCGCCAACCCGTGGGCCGTGACGTATTGGCAGAAGCTGGAGTCGGCTTACACCCGGGCGATGCGCCACAAGGGGCACGAGTTCCACGCCGGCCGGGTCGTCTACATGTACGACGGCCAGCACCTGTGGTACGCGCTGCCCTCGGGCCGTGTCTTGTGTTACCCCTATGCCCGGCTGGAAGCCGACGGGGTATCCTATGCCAAGGCGTCGTGGAAGCCCGCAGCCGACGCCAAGGAGTGGCCGCGAGCGCGGCTGTGGAAGGGTCTGGCTTGCGAGAATATCACGCAGGCTGCGGCCAACGATGTGCTGCGCCATTCACTGCGCCAGCTCGACGGTAACGTCGTGCTGCATGTGCATGACGAGATCGTGCTGGAGGTGCCCGAGTCAACCTCAGACGCAGCGGTGCAGACGCTGCATGAGGTGATGTGCGCCCCGCCAAAATGGGCAACCGGCCTGCCCTTGGAGGCCGAAGTCAATGTGATGAAACGATACGGGAAGTAGACGATGACAACAAAACAGGCAACTTTGAAATTTCTGGAGTTCTTGCAATCACTGGCGCCCGAGGGAGAGACGGCGCTGATCGTCAGGCAGAAACCGCAGCTCAAGGATGGCGAGATGCAGTTTCACCCAGACGGTGCGATCAAGTGCACATGGCCGGCGTACCTGCCGGACATCAAACGGGTCAAAGAGGATCAGGCGTGGTACGGCAATACCGCGTCCTTCATCATCGACCGATTCCAAGACGGAAAGACAAGCGCATCAGCAGCAAATTGTGAGTACTGTCTCGCGCTGGTGCTGGATGATATCGGAACCAAGAGCAAGGCGCCACCGCTGGAGCCGACGTGGAAGATGGAGACGTCGCCGGGGTCGTTCCAGTGGGGCTACGCCTTCAGCGACGACCAGCCGACCAAGGGTGAGTTCGCGGCGGCTATCAAGGCCATCGCCGACGCCGGCTACACCGACCCGGGCGCGCTCAACCCTGTGAGAAATTTCCGACTGCCGGGCAGTATAAATTTGAAGCCGGGTCGGAATAACTTCGCCGCGCAGCTCGTGGAGTTCAACCCGCAACGCGAGTTCACGCTGCCGGAAATCTGCGCTGCTCTGGGCGTGGCGCCGGCCGAGGCCGACAGCGCCAGCTACAAGCCCATCCGCGTGGCCGACACCGGCAACGACGACGTGTTCAAGTGGCTGGCCGACAACGGGTTGGTGCTGTCCAAACCCAACGCCGAGGGCTGGGCCGGCGTCATCTGCCCCAACGGCAAGGAGCATACCGACGGCAACCCCGAGGGGCGCTACCTGCCGGCCACGCGGGCCTATTGCTGCCTGCACAGCCACTGCATCGACTTCGACACCAAGACCTTCCTGCAATGGGTGGCCGACAACGGCGGCCCGAAGCACGACCCGGGTTTCCGCGACGATCTGATCGCCAGCACGATGCAGGCCACGCTGGAGAAGCTGGAGCCCAACGATTTTTTCTCGGACGACGCGGTCAAGGTCATCGAAGAAGTTGAGCGCAAGGAGCTGGGCCGCGTCGAGAAGGCCGGCTGGTATGAGCGTTTCGCCTACGTCATGTCAGACAACGCCTACTTCGACATGCAGGACAGGCGCGAGATCGCGCGCAGCTCGTTCGACGCCCTGTTCCGGCACATCTCCTGCCGCAGCATCCACAACGGCCGCAAGATCGAAGCATCTACCTGCTTTGACGAGAACCGGCAGGCCAGCGGCGCCCGCACCTTGGTCGGCATCACCTACGCCGCCGGCGAGTCGGTTCTGGTGGCGCGTGACGGCGACGTCTACGGCAACCGCTGGCGCGACGCCCGGCCCGAGGTGGACAAGTCAGGCATGGCCGACGTCACGCCGTGGCTGGAGCATTGCGCGATGCTGGTGCCCGAGCTGGCCGAGCGCGAGCATCTGTTCAACGTCATGGCCTACAAGGTGCAGCACCCCGAGGTCAAGATCAACCACGCCGTGCTGCACGGCGGCGATCAGGGCTGCGGCAAGGACACCCTGTGGGCGCCGTTTATCTGGGCCGTCTGCGGCCCGGGCATGAAGAACCGGGGCCTGCTGGACAACGACACGCTGAACAACCAGTGGGGCTACGCGCTGGAGTCGGAGATTCTGATTCTCAACGAGCTGAAGGAGCCCGAGGCGTCCGCGCGGCGTGCGCTGGCGAACAAACTCAAGCCCATCATTGCGGCGCCGCCGGAGATGTTGTCTGTGAACCGTAAGGGTTTACACCCATACGACATGGTGAACCGCATGTTCGTGTTGGCGTTCTCCAACGACCCTGTGCCGATCTCGATCGACAGTCAGGATCGGCGCTGGTTCTGTGTGTGGTCGGCAGCGCCGCGCATGGACGCGGAGAAGGCGCAGGCGCTGTGGAACTGGTACAAGGGCGGCGGCTTTGAGGCCGTGGCCGGCTGGTTGCACGCCCGTGACGTAGCAGCGTTCAATCCGTCGGCTGCGCCAGCGTGGACTGAGTTCAAGGCCAACCTCGTCGAGCATGGCATGTCGATGGCCGAGAGCTATCTGGTCGACCTGATGCGCGAGCGCAAGGGTGAGTTCGCCAAGGGCGTGGTCGGCTCGCCGTTCCATGCGCTGTGCGACCGTCTGGCTGGCGCTGCGCCGTCGGGCGTCAAGGTGCCGCAGGCCGCGCTGCTGCACGCGCTCAAGGAGGCCGGCTGGGTGGACATGGGCCGGATCGCGTCGGGCGAGTTGACGTCGAAGAAGAACATCTTCTGCGCGCCAGACATGATCGGGAAGGTGTCCAAGTCGGAAATGCGCCGGCTGGTGGAAGAGTCGCCGATGCCGCGCATGGCGCTCGTGAAATAGAAAAACGGGAGCGTCGCCCTGTGGAAAAACGGGAGCGTCGCCCTGTGGAAAAACGGGAGCGTCGCCCTGTGGAAAAACGGGAGCGTCGCCCTGCAAAAAACGGGAGCGTTGCCCTGCAAGAATCCATGCGTGGCGCCCCCCGCGTCACCCGGGGCCGGGCCGGCGGCCGGTCAGTGGGCGCTCACTTCGTCGGCCGTCAGTGTGCGCTCACTTCGGCCGGCCGGCGGCCGCGCGCCGTCGGCGGCCAGCTCGACGGCCGGCGGCCAGCTCGGCCAGCTCGACGGCCGGCGGCCAGCTCGACGGCCGCGCGCCGGGGCCGTGGCGGCCGCTCAGGGCCGCGCAGCAGCTCGGCCGGGGCCGTGGCCCGGGCAGCAGCTCGCCGGCGCGCTGGCGGCCGCGTGGCGGCCCGGCCGGGGCATAAAAAAACCCCGGCACGGGGCCGGGGTCGAAGGGCCGGGAGACGGCCGGGGCAACTGCGCGCCTAGAGGCCGCGCGTTATAAGTCTAGCAGCTCGGCCAGCAGCAGCGCGAGCAGCGCGCCGGCAATGATGATCAGCATACGCGCCCCCATTATCCGAGCGCCAGCGCGAGCCAGAGCAGCACATAACACCCGACAGCGCCGAGCGCGACGGCCGCATAAAACAGCGGCCCCCGGCCGTCGTCGAAGTCGGCGCGCCAGCGCTCAAGCCGGCTCGTCGGGATCGTCGACAGGGTCAGGCGGCCATTGTGGCCGCGACGGTGAAATAGGTTTCTCATGGTTTGCCCCTTTAGTGAATTGAGCCCCGACGGTCGTCGAGACGGATATCGATAACGCGCCGGCGCGTGCCATGCGCTGGAAACCCGACGATCGTCGAGCGCTGGCGCTGGCAGAGCTGGCACGTCGCGCAGCTCACGCCGTCGCGCTGCGTGGCCGGGCAGATGACGACCGGGCGGCCGGCCGGCGTGGCCGTGTTGGTCGTTTGGGTCGACGGTAGCACGACGACGACCGGGCCGGCGCCAGTGGCCGCCAGCTCGTCGGCGTCGACTAGGTCGTTCGCGGATAGGTTCACAGTGAACCCCCAGCGGTTAGCGTGGCCGATCCAGCGCAGCGACTCGGCGTCGCGATAGTGCGAGTAGGTGAACCCGCGCCGGCCGACGTTGGCCGCGACGAGCTGGCCGAGCGCGACCGGGTCGACGGTTTGGCCGTCGCCGGGTAGGTCGCCGGCTTGATTGTGGCGCCAGAGCTGGCCGGCCGGCAGCGCGGCCACGGCCGCGACGAAGTCGGGCCAGAGCTGGCCGCGCTGGCCGGCCGAGACGGCCGACCAATGCAGCGCGAGCGGCCCGGCGGCCGCGTAGCACTCAGCGCGCATGGCGCAGTCGGCCGGGCACGTCGCGCGCTCGGTCGTCGAGACGGGAATCGGCCCGGTTTTCACGTTGGCCGATTTCGGGGATAGGTGCACGCGGTAGGTCATGGCCGGGCCCCTTCCAGCTCGGCGGCCACGCGGCCGGCGGCCGGCGCGTCGAAACCGGCGTGCGGCCGGACGGCCACGGAATAGCCCAGCGCGCGAATAGTCGCCAGCGCGGCCCGGGTCAGCGTGCGCGTGCCGGCGAGCTGCGCCAGCAGCTCGGCCGTCGGGCACGCCGGGTAGATCGTCTCGCGGCCGTAAACGTCGCGGACGTCGACAAGGATCGACTGACTCATGCCCGGCCCCCTTCCAGCTCGCGCGCGGCCGTGGCTTGCGCGATTTCCAGCTCCAGCAGCTCGGCGGCCGCCGTCCACGCGGTCGCGTCGAACTCGACGCCGGCGTAAATCGGTTTCTTCAGCTCGGCGAACACGGCCGGCAGCAGGCGCTGCACGGCCGCGTCCCAATGGCCGCGCTCGACGAAGTCGGCCAGCGCGGCAGCGCGCGCGGTTTCGGTCGCGCGGTCGTTGAACACGGCGACGGCAATTTGTTGCATTTTCATGGTTTGCCCCTTCGGTTATGGCCCGGCCGAGCTGGCCGGGCCGGGTTGATTTAGGCCACCTCGACGAGGTCGAGCAGATCGCCGGCCGTCGTTTCGAATTCGACCCGCTCGGCCGTCCACGGGATCGAACGCGCGTACGCGGTCGCGCCGGTGACGACGTCCCACAGCGACTCGATCGGGCGGCCCTCGTCGGCCATATGTGCGGCCGCGACGCGCTGGCCGACCTTCGGCCCGAAGCGCTTCGCCAGAAAATCCTCGACCTTGTCGACCTTCGATCGCTGCGCGCCGACTAGCACGCGCTCGACCGAACCGGCGCTGGCTTGCGAATAGGCCAGCAGCGCCGGCGCGACTTCCTCGACAAACCGATCGGGCGCGCTGGCCGTGTGACGGATAGCGATTTCTTCCAGCTCATGCGCGCCCCAAACGATGCGATTAGCGCAGACATAGTCGAAGAGGAAGGTTTTCACGCGCAGCGTGCCGGCGCCGACTTCGGAGTTACTGACGAAAAACCCGCGCGCCAGCGTGCCGGTTTGGCCGTCTCGGCGGCCGGGCAGCTCGATGCGGTTTGTCTCGTCGGCCAAGAAAACGAACATATCGCGGTCGCCAGCGTAGAGGGTCGTATTGGCCGACGTGACGACGTCGAGCGCCTCGCCGAACATGCCCGGCACGCGGAAGTCGCCGGTCACGCCGTCGCCGAACCGGTCGACGAGCGCGTCGACGACGTCGCCATTCCAGATGCGGCCATATCGCGGCCCGGTCATGGCGCGCAGCGTCGCGTCGCCGTTTTTGGTCAGCAGTACGCCGACGTCCATTGCGTCGCGCTCGACGTGAAACCCGTAGTTCAGGCAGTCGGCCGCGACCGGCGCCGGCAGCGTGCGAAGGTACGCGGCCGGCGCGCCGACGAGCTGCGCGGCTTGCCCCATCGCCCAATTGGTCGGCGCGAAACCGTAACCGCTCGGCCCTTCGATCATCAGGCCGGCCGCGCCGTCGGGCACGGCCCGGAGCTGGCGCGAGCTGACGACGGCCGCGCGGCTGATAGCGCGCTCGGCGTGAAACTTCGCGGCCATCGCCGTCAGCGACGTGAAGCGCTCTTCCTCGGGACGAGTGGCCCATTGTTTGGATGCTTGCATGAGTGTGGACATAGTGAACTCCAGAGTAGTGAATTGAACAATCGACGCCGGACGACGTCCCAATGCGGCCAGCGCGGCCGCATTAGGCCGGCGTCAGATGACGAAGTCGGGATGGCCGACGAGCCCCAGCTCGGCCGCGACGGCCAGCAGCTCGGCGCGATCGCCGGCGCGCAGCGCAGCGCGGATCAGAGCTGACAGGCCGAGCGCGGCCGCCGTGGTGTTGCCGATGGCCGCGTGAATGCGGATTGTCTTAACGTCGCGGGATTGTGATTTGGTCATGGTTCGATTCTCCGGTTTGGGTTGAGCTGCCCCGGCCGAGCTGGCCGGGGCGGGTTGATCAGTAGCCGCGCTCGACGGCCCAGCTCGTGATGCGCTCGATCGTCGACGCCGGCACGCGACGCGGTCGGCCGCTGCGGTCTTCCAGCTCGCCGGTCGCGTCGAGCGCGGCCAGCGACGCCGAATAGTGCGTGCCCCGGTCGTTGAAATCGACGAAGCACTCGGTCGTCTCGCCGGTCGTATCCAGCTCGACAAGGTAACCGCTGATGATGGTGGTCGCTTGAGTCATGGTTTGTTGCCCCTTCGGTTTGTTGCGTCGCGCACGATCGCGCGGCGGGGTCAGTGTCAGCGAACCGGCCGACCTTGTCAAGAATTCTTTTACATTCCCGACAATGCCGAAGGGTTATTATCGTTTGGCGTTGGGTCGTTTGGGTCGTTTGGGTCATGGGGCCGCCGGAGCTGGTGAACAGCTCGCCGGCAGCAGCTCGCGCAGCGCGGCCGCCAGCGCGGCCAGCTCGCGCGCTCGTTTGGGTCAGATTGTCGGGTCGTTTGGGTCATGGTTCGGTCATGGTTTGGCGCCCCCATGACCCAAACGTAAACCCGCGCCAGAGCTGGGGAAAGTCGAGGGTTTGGGTCGTTTCGGTCATGTTTTTAGCTAGAGCAAAATCAAAACCTAAAAGTACTGTATAGAAGAACAGTAGGGTAAACGAGCATGTCAGTCGCCAGCGATTGAAACTTGATGACCTAATGACCTAATTGACCCAATGGGCCGCGCCGACGATCGGCGCCAGAGCTGGCGGTTTGGGGCTCGAAACCGGGCCCCGGCCCCCAGCTCTGCAAAAATCCAGAGCTGGCGGTTTGGGTCGTTTGGGTCATGGCCGGCAGCTCGACCCAATTGACCCAATGGCCGACGAGCTGGCGGCCGGCAGCAGCTCGGCCCCGGCCCCGGCCCCGGCCCCGGCCCCGGCCGCGAGCTGGCCGGCCGTCCGGGCATGGCGCCAGCAGCTCGGCGCGCGGCCGAAAGGGAATGGAAAGGGCCCCGGCCAGCAGCTCGGCGGCCAGCTCGCGGCCGTCGGCGATCGGCCGGCAGCTCGGCGAAGTGAGCACTAACTGGGGCGGTTAGTGAGCGCTCACTGGGGGTGCTGCGGTGCAGCATGGCCCCCCGGGGAGGGCCGGCGGCCGGCCGGTCACGAGCCGGTGGTATCGCAAAAATTTTTTTATTTTTTGCCAGAAAACCAAAAATCCCTTACGCTCGGGGGTGAGACGCCAAGAATCTGGGCGCGCGCGGTAAGTCCCTGCAACGTCTCCCCTTTTCCCAGTGGGTCATCTGGGCCATTTCGGCCACCACTTTCAAGTCGCACCGACGTAAACTTAACGCATGACATTCAAGAGTCTTCCTCTAACCGTCCGAGAAGTGCGCGCCACCGAGGCGACGCTGGAGCGCATCTATCAGGCTGCGTTCTTGGGGTTGAAGAACGACGCACTGGCGCTGGCAGCAGGATTACTGCCTGTCGAGTACCGCCGACTGAAAGAGCTTGACCAAATGGCCGAAATGGCCGAACTCAAGGGGAGGGCAGACAGTGAGCGCGAAAATAGCCAGCATCTGCTCAACGCTGCCCGGGCAGGCGACGCCAAGGCCGCGCTTGCCATCCTTCAGCACACCCACGGCTGGGTCGCCAAGCAAGCCATCTCCGTTGAGGTCGACCAGCGCATCAGCGTCATCGACGCCCTGCGCGCTGCTGAGGCCCGCACCATCGACGGCCAAGTGACCGAGATCGTCGGGGCGCAAGTAATCGAACAGCAGGTGCCGACGCAGCTTGCCCGCGTAGTGAAGAACACGAATGCAGAAGCCCATCTACAGTCCTGACGACGAGCAGCTCCTGATGACCCGGCTGTGGAGCCCGGCCATCAAGGACGACCCCGAGGCGTTCGTGCTGTTCGCCTTCCCGTGGGGGCAGGAGAACACGCCGCTGGCAAAGTACAAAGGGCCGCGCATGTGGCAGCGCCTTGTGCTGCGCGACATCAAGGCGCACCTTCAGAAAAACCGAGGCCAAGTCGACATGGACACCCTGCGCGCGGCGGTGGCGTCCGGGCGCGGCATTGGCAAGTCGGCCCTCGTGAGCTGGCTCATCCTGTGGATGCTGACGACCCGCATCGGCAGCAGCGTCATCGTGAGCGCCAACAGCGAGGCGCAGCTCCGCTCCGTGACGTGGGGTGAACTGACCAAGTGGTCGACGATGATCATCAACAACCACTGGTGGGAGATCAGCGCCACCAAGCTCCAGCCGGCCAAGTGGCTGACCGACATCGTCGAGCGCGACCTCAAGAAGGGCACACGCTACTGGGCGGCCGAGGGGAAGCTCTGGTCGGAAGAGAACCCCGACAGTTACGCCGGCGTGCACAACCACGACGGCATGATGCTGATCTTTGACGAGGCGAGCGGTATCCCCGACCCGATCTGGGCTGTGGGCGCGGGCTTCTTCACGGAGAACATCCTCGACCGCTACTGGTTCGCGTTCAGCAACCCACGGCGCAACACGGGGTACTTCTTTGAGTGCTTCAACGCCAAGCGCGACTTCTGGCAAACGCGGCAGGTCGACGCCCGCACGGTCGAGGACACCGACAAGCAGGTCTACCAGCAGATCATCGAGGAGTACGGCGAGGACTCGTCACAGGCTAGAGTTGAGGTGTACGGCGAGTTCCCGTCCAGCGGCGACGACCAGTTCATCACGCCGGCCTATGTGGCCGACGCTGCGGCAAGGCCGCGCTACAAGGACGAGACAGCCCCGATCGTGATCGGTGTCGACCCGGCCCGGGGCGGCGCCGACTCGACCGTGATCGCCGTGCGGCAGGGCCGCGATCTGGTGGCGATACACCGCTACCACGGCGAGGACACGATGACCATCGTGGGCCGGGTGATCGACGCAATCGAGGAGTACAAGCCCACGCTGGTGGTGCTGGACGAAGGCGGCCTTGGCTACGGTATTCTCGACCGGCTGCACGAGCAGCGGTACAAGGTCGTGCGGGGCGTCAACTTCGGTTGGAAGGCCAAAAACCCGATTATGTACGGCAACAAACGGGCCGAATTATGGGGGTCGATGAAGGAGTGGTTGAAAACCGCTTCCATTCCGAACGATAGGGGGTTAAAGTCCGATCTGACAGGGCCTACCATAAAACCGAACTCCTCGGGTACAATTTTCCTAGAAGGCAAGAAGGAAATGAAAGCCCGTGGGCTGGCGTCTCCTGATGCAGCAGATGCGCTGGCAGTGACGTTCGCGTTCCCGGTGGCCCATCGGCAATATGTGGAAAAGCCGTCGACTCGCAGTTACGCCAGTAACGGAGTGGCGACATCTTGGATGGGGGCTTGATGGCAAAGAAAGGCGTTTCGCTATCTGTTGGACGCGGGGAGAAATTGCCCGTGTCTAAAGGCGCTGGCCTCACCGCAAAAGGGCGGGCCAAGTACAACGCTGCCACAGGCTCTAATCTCAAAGCTCCTGCACCCAGCCCCAAGACCGAAGCAGACAAAGGCCGCAAGGCCAGCTTCTGCGCGCGCATGGAAGGGGTTGTCAAGAACGCCAAAGGGCCGGCCGAGCGGGCCAAAGCATCCCTCAAACGCTGGAAGTGCTGATCATGGCAACCAAACCCGGGCTCTACGCCAACATCCACGCCAAACAAGAGCGCATCAAGGCCGGCAGCGGCGAGAAGATGCGGAAGCCCGGCAGCAAGGGCGCGCCCACCGACAAGGCGTTCCGTGAGTCGGCTAAGACCGCCAAACGGCCGGCGCAGAAAACGATGAAAGGGAAGTGATGCCACTCGTCAAGTCCACCTCCAAGGCCGCCTTCCGCAAGAACATCGCGGCTGAAGTCAAGGCCGGCAAGCCGGTCAAGCAGGCCGTCGCCATCGCCTACGACGTCAAGCGCCGCGCCGCCCCGGCCAAGAGCCGCCCAGCGAAGAACAAGTAATGGCAACGATCAACCAAGACCCCACAGGTATCGAAGGCGCAGGCAAGGTGTCTGCGCGCGGCGGGCCTGACCAGAAGGATCACCGCGACACGCTCCAGCTCATGCGCGACCGGCTGCGGCAAGCCATCGGCGCGTACTCGGAAAGCCGCGAGCATGAGCTGGACGACCTGCGCTTCATGGCCGGCTCGCCCGACAACCAGTGGCAGTGGCCGCAGGACGTGCTGGCGACTCGGGGCTCGGTGCAAGGCCAGACCGTCAACGCGCGGCCATGCCTGACCATCAACAAGCTGCCGCAGCACGTCCGTCAGGTGACGAACGAGCAGCGCCAGAACCGCCCCAGCGGCAAGGTGATCCCGGTCAACGATCAGGCCGACGTCGAGGTGGCCGAGGTGCTGGACGGCATCGTGCGGCACATCGAGTACATGTCGGACGCCGACGTGGCCTACGACACGGCCTGCGAGAACCAAGTCACCTACGGCGAGGGCTACATTCGCTTGCTGACCGAGTACTGCTACGAGGACAGCTTCGATCAGGACATCAAGATCGCCCGCGTGCGGAACAGTTTCAGCGTCTACATGGATCCGCTAATCCAAGACCCCTGCGGGGCAGACGCCGAGTGGTGCTTCATCACTGAAGACCTGCTCAAGGAAGACTACCAGCGCATGTACCCCAACGCTGCGCCGCTGTCGTCCATCATGGCGCAGGGCATCGGCGACCAAGACATCAGCCAGTGGATCACCGAAGACACGATCCGCATCGCCGAGTACTTCTACATCAGCCACAAAGAAGACACGCTGTACCTGTACCCGGGCAATCAGTCCGTGTTCAAAGGCTCGCCGCAGGACAAAACGCTGCGTGCAATGGGGCTCACACCCATCCGCGAGCGCCGCGTCGACCGCAAGCGCGTCATGTGGATGAAGACCAACGGATTTGAGGTGCTGGAAGAGCGCGAGTGGGCCGGCAGTTGGATTCCCGTCGTGCGCGTGGTGGGCAACGAGTTCCAAGTCGACGGCCGCATCTTCATCTCCGGCATCGTCCGCAACGCCAAAGACGCCCAGCGGATGTACAACTACTGGACGAGCCAAGAGGCCGAGATGCTGGCGCTGGCTCCGAAGGCCCCCTTTATTGGCTACGGCGGCCAGTTTGAGGGCTACGAGTACCAGTGGAAGACGGCCAACACCCAGAACTGGCCCTATCTAGAGGTCAATCCTGACGTCACAGACGGCTCAGGAAGCGTTTTGCCGTTGCCGCAGCGTGCCGCCCCTCCGCTGCCCCAAACCGGCCTCATACAGGCCAAAATGGGCGCCTCTGAGGACATCAAGACAACCACGGGTCAATACGATGCGTCTCTCGGCCAAGTGTCCAACGAGCGCTCGGGCAAAGCCATCTTGGCTCGCGAGCGCCAAGCAGACGTAGGAACCTATCACTATGTGGATAATCTGGCCCGCGCTGTTCGCTATGTTACTCGCCAGTTGGTGGATTTGATCCCGAAGATTTACGACACCCAGCGCATCGCCCGAATCATCGGGATCGACGGCGAAACCAACATGGTCAAGATCGACCCGACTCAGCCCGAGCCGGTCAAGAAGATCGTCGATCAGGCCGGCATCGTCATCGACAAGATTTACAACCCGTCCGTGGGCCGTTACGACGTCGTCGTGACCACCGGCCCGAGCTACATGACCAAGCGTCAGGAAGCGATGGACGCGATGAGCCAGATTCTGCAAGGCAACCCCACGCTATGGGCTGTGGCCGGCGATCTGTTCGTCAAGAACATGGATTGGCCGGGCGCTCAGGAGATGTCTGCGCGGTTGCGGAAGACGATCGACCCCAAACTGCTCGCCGACACCGACAACGACCCCGCCTTGCAGGCCGCTCAGAAGCAGATCGAGGCGATGGGCCAAGAGATGCAGCAGATGTACAACATGCTGATGAACGTCAATCAGTCTGTTGAGGCTCGGGACATCCAGATTCGCGAGTTTGAGTCCAAGATCAAGGCATTCGACGCTGAAACCAAGCGCATCTCGGCCACGATGGCCGGCATGACAATGGAGCAGATTCAAGACATCGTCATGGGTACCATTGCCGCAGCTCAGGACATGGGTGATTTGCTCCCGCCGCAGCAGATGATGGGCCCAATCATGGAAAACCCACAGTATGAAGGCATGGAATCTTCCGAAGTAGAGCGTCAGGAAGAGGCCCAGCAGGCCACCCCAATGCCAGACGTCGTGCCGCAAGGAGGCCAAGCATGAAATGCGCTGATTTTGTCGGCATGTTGTTCCTAGCGCGCGATGTAGCGCACTCGGTGCACCTCAATACCCGGAGTTTCTCCAAACACATGGCTTTAGGCACGTTCTACGACGAAATCGTTGATCTGGCCGATAAGTTTGCTGAGGCGTACCAAGGAAAACACGGCCTGATCGGCCCGATTTCCTTGATGAACGCCCGCAAAACGTCGAACATCACGGAGTTTCTCCAAGATCAAGTCGACGAGATCGAAAAGGTGCGGTACGAGGTGTGTGACAAGACTGAAACCGCGTTGCAAAATATCATCGACGAGATTGTCGGGCTGTACCTCAGCACGCTCTACAAACTCCGGTTCTTGGCATAAGGAGCCATCATGGCACTCTACAAACAAGGCAGCGCGGACGCGCAAATCAAGGTAGGAGCTGGCAAGCTGTTCGGCGTTTTCGTCTCCAGCACCTCCAGCGGCACGTTTGCGTTGTACGACACAGCCACCAGCAGCACCAGCGATCCCAAGATCGTCGCTACGGTGACCCCGTCGGCCGGCACGCAGTACGTCAGCTTCCCGGCCGGCTTGTGGTTCAGCAACGGCCTGTACATTGATGTGGCGAACACCATTGAGTACACGGTCGCCTACGAATAAGCGATGCCGAACTCCAAAATCTCAGCTCTGACTGCCGCGACGACACCGCTCGCGGGGACTGAGGTTTTGCCCGTTGTTCAAAGCGGGGTAACCAAACAAGTCAGCGTTGCGGATTTGACCGCAGGCCGCGCGGTCAGCGCGTCCAGCTTGACCCTGACAGGCTCACCGTTGGCCGTTGGTAGCGGCGGCACGGGGTTGACTACTCTTACCGCCAACCGAATTCCATACGGCAACGGCACGTCGGCGTTCCAGAGCAGCGCCAACTTGACGTTTGATGGAACCAATCTGAAGGTCGGCTCGAAAACCACGCCGACCGTCACTGGTGGTCAAGCGGTGCTGATTGGCGGCTGTCTGATTTTTGCCGGCGATACATTTATTGGCTCACCTTACACGCAAAATCTTCAGATTGAAATTACTTGGGGTAATTGGGGTTCCAACCCAACAATTGCTTTGGTTGAGGTAGCTATCGCAGCACGCGAGTTTGGCGGCACGTCTGGCGGTGCTTTTGGGTGGTTGTACGCAACCAATGGTGGCGGCGCGACTTTCAACGCTTTCACCACCACTGGCGTTACTACAACGCAGGGTACGATAACCGCAGCCAGCGGTGGCAACTACATTTTGCGAATCACATTCGACCCCACAAGTCAAACCGACGTCATCGGGTACACCATCAGAATTCCGACAATGTCTGGGGGCACCGGGTCGTC